CCCGCGCGCTCAGATGCGTGTTAAATTCTCTCTCTCGTGAGGGGGCCAAGGCCCGAAAGGGTATCACTTGATACCCCTCACTTGAGTCGGAGTATGTCCATCTGAGTTGTCACCCCAGACGGTGGATACCAGCCAACTACTTAGGCTAGAACTGGGAACTGGGTGGCTAATCCAGCTCCCTCACACCCGGTCCGAACCCCTTCCGGTCCATCCCCGGCTAGAAGAACTCTTCCGGATGCGATGGACCAGCCTAAGTAGCAGGTCTTCCGTCTCCTGGCACCAGCCCCTTATATAACCTTGCCCACCACGCAAGATCTCCGGGCCTCCGATCCTCCAAGATTTTAATCTTAGAGTAATCGGGTTTCCGAAGTTCATGCGTAGAAAGCTCCGCTATATAAGAGAGCACCTCCTCGAACGTTTGATCAAGTAGGAGGACATCTCCATCACGAGGAATAACCGGCGCTTTTAGGTTTTTCAGACCTAAAGCGGCCCGGCGATCCACCATGAGGAAAATGCCCTCAAGCTGGTCTCTCAACCAAGCTTTGTCTATCTTGACTGAACGCTCGGGGAGGGACGAACCGAGAGGGTGCGTAAACTGAGAGAATCGGGTCCCCGGGATCCTTTCGATTCGGCCTGTCATACGCCCTGGAGCTTTTACTTCAGCGCGTAGATAGTCGAAAATCGAACGGATATCCTTAGGTAACTCGAATTCTCCCAGTCGCACCATACCGATCCATTGGCTCCAAGAGCGGAAGGAGCACTCGCTCACCCCGGGTCGGGCTAGGAATAGGAGGATCTGAGCAGCGAACTGAGACTGATGTTTCAGCCGCTTCATCAGACCACCCCTAACCCGGTAGCCTTTCCCGAGGTAAGCCAGTACCCGGGCGGGAGTAATGGGTACTTCGAACTTATGGAGAAGCTGGAGTAGGGCGTCTGGAGACCCCAGAGCTGCCACAGCCTCCTTCATAGGAAGGGGCGAGCAGTCCTGGAGCCGACAGACGTATCTCTTTGCAAACTCGAAGGAGCCATTACATGACTCCAACGACTTTGCGAAAGAGATACCTACCCCAAGCTCCGCCATAATGTCCAGGTACTTTAAGGAGACATCGCGGTTCCAAATCACGATGTCGTCCCCCAGTACCCGGTACTCATTAAACCAGCCCCCCCAACCGGCTCTTTTCGCGGAACACTGCACCAGGAAATGGTGAGTAAGAGCTAACATCCCCCACGACGAATAGGCTCCCATGGGCTGCCCGACAGCGTATCGGACAGACCCATAGAGAGATCTATATCGCCGTGGAAGAGAATAACTCCTATCCACCAGGAGACCCCACCACAAGTCTCCTAAACGAGGCTTGGCATGGTTGAGAAGGGACGCCTGCAAGATCGCCGGAAGACGATCTGTAGCGGCGGACAGATCATAAGAAACGACATACTTATCGCTCTTAGATTTGAGCGCCTCAATGACTTCTCTTACCCCCTTCCACTGGTCAAACGTCGCATCCTCTCAAATTTCTTTAAGAAGTGCGAAGATGGCCGAATGTAAGGGCTTAAGAGTACATTGAGTCCACCAATCAACCATTGCAAAGACCCGCTTCTTCCCCGGCTCTTCCTTGACCCCTAGTTTACCTAGAGTACCAGGGAAGACCAACCCCTTCGGTGCCTTGGAAGCCCACCAACCTATATAGAGATAAACCCAATCCAGAAACTTGGGCCAAAGAAGATTCTGAAAATCCTTCATATAACTCATAATTTCTGGATAGGCATTGGCTAGCTGAATGGCAGTAAGCGGTATTACGGATGTTGTCGTCTGACGGAACACCCGGATACCACCTCCACCATCAACTGTCCCTCTATCTGGGCCGCTGGACTTCCCTGACTGCGTCAAGGGCCCGGATTTACGGAGCAGAAGGGCTTCGGGAGGTGCCATAGCCTCCAGGTGAATTCAAAGATTCACCGACTGGATAAACCATGGCATAAACTCCTGTAGACCCTCCCACTTCGGAGACCCGGGTGATATAATAGTGGAAACTGACATCCGGGCAGGGAACGGAATGACCCTATATAACCCAAATAAGGTCATCCATAACCTAACCGTAGGCCGGTCTCCACTAGATATCAAACCTCGATGGGCAGGAACTACCCACCTTGGAACCCCTGATGCATTCCGAGAAACTCTAACCCCCAAAGGAGTTAAATCCTTTATCGAAGAACCTGCCGAGGCCTTCATTACGAGGACCTGGCAGGCTTTCAAATAAAGGGCTAACCCCTTTGAACCGTTAGAACGGTAAAGTCATACACAGTTCCGTGAAAAGGAAACGATAGCTAGTATCCACGAACGACTTAACCTCCGTGCCAATAACCGGCACACCCTCACGAGTGCACCGATTAAGGCCGTCTCACGTTTTACGGTGAGATGCCAAGATGAACGACGCATCAAGCTATCAAGCCAGGAACGAGAGTTCTTGTAGGCTTGAATAAATGCTTTCATGATCGTTTATCTACTTCGGTTTCCCGGGACTCCGTATAGGCGTCCAAGGGCCGCAGGCACCTTGAGTAAGGTAATTCGGTCTAGGATATTACTCCTAGAACCGAAGGTTAAGTTCTCTACTCGTTATTCTAGTTATGGCAGGTACAAACGTGAATAGGCTAATTCACGAATTCCCTGGGCTCCCCGATCTTCGGGTCCCCTTCAGAGTGAGCCTTGTTGGCCTCTGAAACGCTAAGGGAGGTTTCCGATAGCGCTCATATCCAACTCAGCTTCTCGCCGGGATTACCGAGCGATCTATGCGCGGCTCCACACTTGGAACCCGAGTAGATGCTTAGGTACTAGGTGTTCTCAGCGGAGAACTGTTATAGGAGCGACATCTCCTACCCTAGACCACTCTGCGAGATGCTGACAAAGGACAAAAGATGCAAACTTGGACAGTTTAACACAAATCCTGTGTTGAACCCCTGAGTCCACACCGCTG